AATCCCAAATCATATGCCATTTTTCCAAGTGCCGCACCTAATGCTGCAAATGCTAATGCCAATCCCATACCACCTTCGGCAGCTGCTTTAATAACACCACCTAATTCATTCATAGCCGGAATACCGGTTGATGCCGCAGTGTCTATTGCAAATCCCATCCCCTCCAAATTCTTTTTACTTTTTTCTGCGGCCGCTGCAAATGCTGCTGTTCTATCTTTTGCATTTTTTAACTGATTTAAAGTTTCTTTTGCAAATTGTTTAGATTGGCCAGTTAGACTTTCAATACTAGCCTCAACTCTATCTATTTGTTCTTCTAAATCTTCATATCCATCTAATACAGTTTGATTATATTGAGATTGAGTTATTTGTTGTTTAGATAATTTTTTTGTAGAGGTTGCAACTGTATTTCCAAAATTTTTATATGCATCTGCCGTTTTAAATACCTCTTTTTTAAATTTAGATGCACCAACTAATAAATCGTGTTTCATTGCCTGAGCTATTGAGTCCATCGATAAACTCATATCATCGGCAAGTGTATTCATTGCTTCAAACAATTTATTATTTTTACCAATAAATTGTCCTAAACTTGCTACACTATCCGAAAAGTCTTCCATATTTGAAAGACTATTGGTTAAGCGTTTTTCTATTTGCTCAATTGTAGCTTCTATCTTATTCCAGGCCTGTGAACCTTGTTGTAATAATGCTTGTTCTTCTTTGAGTTGGGTAATTCTTCTTTGTGCGGATGATGTTGATGCTGAATTTGATTTTGATTTTGTCCCCTTTGCCATAATAGATTAAATTAAGGTTTTTTTAATCCGTATTTTTTTATCATTGCGTCAGCTTTACTGGAGTCCATTCCCCATCTATCTAAATAAGCTTTTTGGCTATGTATTCCTTTGGATAATTTATCATCATAATCCTTCCATATATCTGCTAAATCTGGGTCAGCTTTACGAAGTCTTTGAAGCCATTGACTTTCTCTTCCGTCGGCTTTTGCTTGGAAAAAACTTTTGAAAAAATCCATTAAACCGGCTTCTCTAACTAATATTTTTTTACGCATATGTATTTATTTATCTTATATAAATATAACATTATTTCAATTTACCTCTTTCTTGCTTTAGATGTTGGGTTATTTGATTTATACACTCTTTCTGCTGCTTTTTTCTCCTCTTCTTTGGTCTTTAATAATTCTCTAAAGTAGAACTCTCGAAACTTAATAGGCATCGTATATACGTCTGTCCAATTGAATCCACCATTTGCATAGTAAACCAATTGAAATAACTTTTGATGTAATAAAATAGAGTAATTAATCGGCAGGGTAAAAAAAGTCAACCCCAAAAGGTATACGAAGTGCCTCCGTTTCACCCGTAATCAACGATTCATATTCAAATGTTAAGTCTAAATCAGGAGTAATTTCAGATATATGTTTTCTAAGTGCTTTTGAATCAGCTGCTAACAATTGATTTGCAACAAAACTACTTATATATCCAATATCCCTTGTACCATTTACTTCTGTAATAAGTCTTCTATATCTGGTTGTAATTTCGTTACTTTGTTTTAGAGTTTTTTCGGATGCTTCTATATCTTTTGCAATTGCAATTTCATCACCATGTGTAAGTAATTTAAACTTAATTGGTGTTTTTGATTTTGGAAGTATAAATTCGTATTCGTTATTTCTATTTAATTTACTTTCATCAACTTCTTTTATCTTTATTTTAGATAAATCAATTGTAATATTAACAGGTTCATTATCACCTGGGTCGTTGATTGTTACATCATATTCTGTACCAAATGCCAATATTCTAGATGTAATTAAGATTGCGTTCTTATCACCTAATACTAAATCATTAATATTTACACCAGGTTCTACAACTACTGATTCTAATAACTTATCCAAATGCAATCCTTTACGAATTAAATTTTGATTTGTAATAATGTCCTCTTCCTTTGCGGTCATTAATTTAATAGTAACTTCACCTTTTGATAGTGGATTACTTTCTGAGTATACCAATCCTTTTGATGGTAAAGAAATTACTTCCGTTGGGAATTGAAATGATTTTTGTGTTTGAGTTGGTTGTGTACCTAATCCTCTTGTAACTTGTTGTTCTATGTTTTCTTCCATAATAAAATATAACTTTGTGTTTAATAATATATATACACTTTTTGAAAAAATAAAAAGGGGAAATATTTCTGCTTCCCCTTTCTTTTATTATTTTTATTCTAAATTAGAATTCTAATATAGCGTAATCGTATGATAATGTTAATTCGATTGAAACTGGGTCGTTTGAACTCCAATCCAAATCACCGAAATTAGCCGAACTAATAAATGCTCCTTTTAAAGTCCATTGTTCTACTTTATCACCTACTGGGCCTAAAATATAGAATGTTACATCTTTTTTGTAGAATGCAGCGTATCCATCTCTACCAGTTAATGACTCATGTGATTGTCTAACCCACTCCATAACTTGCTGTGCACCTGATGGTACAATTGGGTCATAAAGAGTAATGTTTACATCATCCCATGTAGATTTTCCTTTAATCTTTCTTTTTACATTGATATGGTCTAATTCAACAACTTCCGATGTGAATGTTGGTCTACTTGCAGTTTTAACGATATATGATTCTATACCGTTAATTTCCATAATGAATCTATTACTTAATTTAGGTTCAAAATTCTTATAGAAAATTTTATCAAACTCTAATATTTCTGGCATTTTACTTTATTTTTTTGTTCTTTTATATAAATATCTATTTCTTAAATTATCCGTTAAATGCTGCTCCAGTTGGTAAAATGTTGAAATCAATTTGAATGAATTCAGCCGTTTTAGTTGGTTGTAAGTAGATAGCACCTTTCATAATGTTTCTATCAACTACATCTGGAGTATTATTTGAATCGTCCATTACAACACGGAATGCGTACAAACCTTGTCTTTGTTGGATTGATTCTAAATAAGGGTTAACAATATTTAAAAATCTGTTTCTTGTCTCTGCTGTGTTTTGTTCAAATACTAAATATCTTGAAGTAGATGCGATGTATTTTCTTACAGTTAATAATAATCTTCTTACATTGATTCTATCTAATGCAGATGGTTTATCTTGTAAAGTTTTTTGACCGAATACTACGATACCTTGTCCTGGGAACTGAACGATTGGATTTACCTTTCCTTCATATAGAGTATCTTTTTCAGATTGAGTTAATCTATTCAATACACTAACTGCTCCTACTAATCCACCTCTATTTAAACCTGCTGGTGCGAACCATTCAGCTGCTACTCTGTCGTTTGCTGCGAATACGCCTGGAAGTAATACTGATGGTGGAACTGAAATTAATTTGTTTGTATTAACATCAACTGTCTTAACCCAAGGATAGTAAGTTGCTGCCATATTTGAATCGATTGCGTCAGATTGTGTTGTAACTTGTTGAATTGTGTCTATTTCAGATGTTGAATCCATAATATAGAAACAATCATTTCTTTGTTCAACCATATCTAAAACCGAAGTTACTACTGATGTATGTAATCTTCTAATAACACCAGGAGTTACAATCATATTGATATCCCACTCATCTGCATTTGATAATGCTGAAATGTGTTTACTATATGCTATTGAACCCGATGACAATGATGTTTGTAAATTAAAACCTTGTGAATTAGTATCCGATATAGAATTTCCTTTTGAAATTTGAATTGTTGGTGACATACCATCAAATCCTTCTTGGAATGCTACTACAAAGTTTCTTTTTGCAATTTCAGTTGCAGATGTAGATGATACAGATACACCATCATTTTCTAAACTATAAGCTGCATTTGAACCTGTCATGTTTGAATATGTAGTATTTTCAGGAATAGCTCTTAAATATATAGAATTATCCGGATTAAAATCTAAATCAATACCACCATACGTTGTTGAATCTGCAGTTGCAAATGATGCAGATGGAATCGAATTTCTTAATGCTACATTTGAAACATATACTGGTAATTGGTAAGCTTTGTGTGCAACTGGAATTGCCTGTACAGGAATTTCAGAAGTGTTTACATATCCAGTATCATTACCATTCCATAATCTAATATATTTAGAATTATTTACCCAATCACCATAATAATTAATTTTACCATTGTCAGTAATACTTTTACTACTATCACCAATTACTCTAGCAATATAGTTAGGAGAGTTGGGGTCTAAGTTTAAATTAGAAAATGTTTCTAATACTATTTTCTTTTTATTAGTATCATTAAAATCTCTTACAACAACAGTAAATGTACCATAATCACCATTATTTGCAACTTTTACGTTTGTAATACCAATTTTAACTTTAGTATTTGCTGCATTACCTGCTCCTAATGTAATAAATCTAAATAAATCATATTTAACATTTGAAATAGTTTGTGATTGAATTATTGGTGTTTTAGCTTCTTGTGCATCAAATGTAAAATCTTGGTCATCTAATTTAGATGCAGTTACATGTGAATTTGTATGGTCTAAAGCTGCTGAACGAGATGTAAAAAATGCGTATGTGTAAACCTGTCTAACACCTTCTGCACTTCCTGAATTATTTTTGGGGTTTGTACCGAATACAGCTTCTATATTATTTATTGTAGATGGTTTTAAAGATGCACTTATTTGTGCAAATTTACTACCAGATGCTAAATTAAATAAACCATCAAATGCCATACTAGATGTAGTACTTGCCATTGAATCTGTAAATGATATTGCGTTAGTATCCGTATTAAAAAGAATACCAACTGATGCTGATATACTAGATGTGGTCGTAGATGTCAATAATAATGGTACTTTTTCAGTATATCCACCAATACCCGCTACTCTACAAATAGTTGCAGTTCCTGCTTCTCTTAAATATGATTGTACTGCTAACGGAGTATAATATGTGTCATCTACTGTTCCAAATAAATTTTCAAATTCAGCTTGTGAATTTACGATTGTTGGTACTAATGGGCCTTCTTTGAAAGGGCCGATGAATGCTGCTCCGATGTCAGCTACACCTTGTTGTAAAAATGAAAGGTCGTTTTCTTTTGTAAATACGCCTGGTGATACTATCTTTTCTGCCATTTTATATGCTTTAATTTAAATTTATTAATTCTCAATATAAATATAAAATTTTCAATCAAAACAACAATTCTTATTTGTATGTTGGAGAGAAATAATCGTATACTTGTCCTACTGATGTTGAGTTTTGTAATGTATTGTAGAATAATACTGGTCCTATTTGTCCATTCCAAAATGTTGTTCTTGCACTATTACTTCCTATTG